GAGACGAAAAGATAAGCACGCAGAAAATATTGCCAGAATGAAGAAGGAGGAGGAAGAACGTAAGCAGTTCATGCTAGAGAATCAAGAGCAAATCTTTAATGCAATACAAGTTGCTAACGCACAAAAGATCGCTGCTCAAGAGAATGACAAGTCTCGTGCGTTCAGTTCCTCTGAGGCTGCAAAGGCACGGTCTAATTCAAGTGCAAACAGTGCAGCTAGCCGTGCATTGCAAGCTAGGGCACAAGATATAGGGCAGCAAGAGTTCGGTCAGTCGATGGCTTTCAGGCAGCAGGAACGCAGAGATAGCCTTAGGGCACAGGCACAGGCACGGCTAGACAAAAACGCTGGTGATCGTGACGCAAGAACCGAAAGAGCCTTCAATACGCCGGGAACAAAGAGAGTGCAAACAGGTGCTGGCACGTACCGCATGGTTAGTAATAGCGATCCAGATTACAAACAAGAACAGCACGTTCAGACTGAAATACAAAAACGAAGAAACAACAGACGCAAAAACTTTATAAAGTATTTTTAATGGAAACTGAAAGACTAGAGCCATCACTCCCTACTGAAGGAAGCGAAGGCTTGCCCGGCTTACCTCAAGAAGACGTATCCATCACCCAGAAGGCAATGGAGGATGCGTTACGTGCAGTCTGCACTTCTTGGCTAGCCAAGCTAAAGCAAGCATCCAAACACAAGCAGCCTTTCACTGATGATGCAACAGAGGCTATGAACTTCTACGACGGAAACAACAACTGGTTCTGGCGTGAGGGTGTTGATTACTCTCGAATGGCCCCACCTAGTTTCCGTATGCAGATGAACAAAGTCTTTGAGGCAGTTAAGCTGTTTGGCTCTGTTATCTATCATCGCAATCCTGTCAGGACGGTAACGCAAAAGAAGTTCCCGGTCGTGGCTCCAGAGGCACTGGGCATTAACCCTGCACCCCAGACTGACCCCATGACAGGGCAGCAAGTGCCGCAGCCGCAGATGGAGCAGTTCATGCAGATGAGCAGCCAGATCGGCATGGCAGAGACAGTAAAGAAAACGGTGTCTGAAGTTGTATCGACATACTTAAACTACACACCAAACGAACTAAACCTGAAAGAAAATTCACGCAGGGTTGTGGACGAGTCCATCATTAAAGGCATGGGCTTATGGTGGACGGAACTAATTACTCTGGAGAAGAACGAGCAGGGCGAACAGTATGGAATTGTTGGAAGTTTTTACGACAGTTGCGACAACCTACTCCTCGACCCAGACGCTGACGAACAAGAAGACTGCCTCTGGTCAGCCAGAAGATGCGTCCATCCGATTAAAGATGTAGCTGCAAAGTACGGACTGAACGAGTCAGACCTTAAGGGGCACATGGAGTCTTATGCTTCTACCCACGATCCGCAGGACAGAGGAACAAAGACAAAGAGAAAGAACGGTAAGACAAATGACCTGATTGTCTACTACAAGATTTATTCCAAGACAGGATTTGGTCACACGCTAAAGGGATTCCCCAAAGAGTTTAAGGGGATATTTGATGGGCTAGGAGAGAACTGCTACATCGTTGTTGCTGAAGGAGTTAATCATCCTCTTAATGTTCCTAAAGATATAGCATTAGAACAGCCTGACGAGACAGGGCTACCTAACTCACTATTCACGCGAACACGCTGGCCCATCCCGTTCCACATGGAAGCGTCTAATGGTTGGCCTTGGACTCCGCTTCAGTTCCACAGGAAGCCCGGATACATCTGGCCCATCAGTCACATCAAGCCGGGTATCAGTGAGTTGAGATTCCTTAACTGGGCCATGTCCTTCTTGGCTACCAGAGTCATGACTAGCTGTAAGACTATGGTTGGTGTTGCCAAGGCAGCAGGAGACGACATAAAAGACCAGATGCTTAGACACGAAGAGTCTGGGTTTTCTCTTGTAGAACTTTCAGAGACGCTTGGTCGATCAGTCGATGACATAGTCAGCGTATTTCAGATGCCTGAGGTCAATCCTGAGATATGGAAGATCATTGAAGCCGTCAGCATGATGTTTGATAAGGCTACAGGATTGACTGAATTAGCCTACGGGATGACACGAAACCAATACCGTAGTGCAGCCGAAGCACAGGTTAAAGCAGAAGCAATCTCTGTCCGACCGGATGACATGGCTAACTGTTTAGAAGATGCCATGAGTTTAATGGCACGAAAGGAAGCGTTAGCTGCCCGATGGTTATTACAGCCTGAAGATGTAGCACCTATTGTTGGGCCTTTCGGTGCTGAGGTGTGGGGCCAAAGCGTTCAGTCGCTAGATGTTCATACCATAGCTAGAGAATTTGATTACCGAATCGAAGCCGGTTCAGCCAGAAAGCCCAACAAAGCATCGGAAGTAGAAAAGATGCAGATGGCAGTGCAAGTTCTTGCACCTGTCCTGCAAGGTCTTATTCCTATGGGTCAAGTCGGCCCTATCAATGCACTGCTAACTGACTGGGCCAAGTCACTAGATATTGATCCAGAGCCTTACATGATTCCACCGCCACCGCCTCCCCCACCACCTCCTCCTATGGAGCCGCCACCGCCGAGTGCCTCCGACGCGGAAGGTGTTCCAGAGGCTGGAGGGGGGGAGGCACCACCGCCACCACCACCTGAAGAAGAGTTACCCCAACCACCACCGGAGTTGCAAGTATGACGTATCTACCGCAAGAACTAGCCGAGGCACCTAGAGACCAGCAGTTGCATTATGTCTCAATGATTGAAGACGGTCAGGATGAGTCATTCTCCATTATGTGCAGTCTGGGGCAACCGCCTGCAACAAGAGGAACTGATCGAACATTCATGGAAGGAAAGCTAAACGGTGAGTGGTTGTCAGATATGCCAAAGTTCCAAGCTGACAGGATACTGAGGGAGGCAAAGGCAGCAGGAATTAACCCAACCGGGAAAATGTATATGTCAGGTTTGGCAAATAAAAAGGGCCACTGCGACCCAATGGCATGGGTGTCAACAACTGGTGAGATTAAAAAGGTTGCTGAAGCCCGCAACTTAAACGTAACTGGGATTATCGAACACAAAGCCGAACAGAGAGAGCCTACCAAGAAAAAGTTTAGCAAGACCGTAGAAGATAGACTTACTAAACACTATCAGAAGAAGCATCATAAGTTGTCTAAGAAAGGTGCTAAGGAGTTGGCTCACAAGAATCATTTACCTAATTGGAAAAAGTAGTGATGTCGAGGCACCTTAGGATGACATAAAAGAAGTAGGAGCCCACAATGACATTACAGCCGCCGCAGCCGAGTCGTCACCGAACTACTGATTCTCAAGAACGCAACTTTCAGCAGATACGTGTTCGTCAAGATACGAACACAAATTGGCTAAAGAACAACCCAATACCAGCGTCTGGTGAGTGGTGTTATTCTATAGGGCCAAAAAACCCACCGACTACTTATTCATTAGGCGATCTGCCTCCAGCAACTGAAGAGTTGCTTGGGACGTTCATACTTGTGAAGGACGGCGTCGATACTTATGTGTATGAGTGCATAGCTGGACTAACCGATGGGTATCTCTGGCGGCCCAATCTAAATATTGAATATGTCAACCCTGAGTATCCAGATCAGTGCGTAAAGATAGGCGATAGTAATACACGCTGGTCTGAACTTGCTTGGCTTGGTGGTCGCGGGCAGCAGGGACAAACAGGAGATCAGGGGCCGGAAGGGCCACCGGGTGTAGACGGAACAGGAAGTATTGCATATCGCACAGTCGAAATTACATCAGTAGACAGTCAGAAAATATTCCCATTACCCATAGCTGTTCAGCCATCATCCTCATTTGTAACGATCAACGGCGTTGTGTTGTCTCCAAGCAACTACACGCTTCAAGTCTTAAATTTAACTCTCGAAACCGGCATCGACACAAAAGCAGGAGACAATGTTTCTATTTTCAGTTGGATAGGGGCTGTTGATTTCGAGACTCTAGGTTTGACTACTGCTGACATAGCTACCTTAGGAGAACGACCGTCTGACGTTAAAGCGGTTGCTAGGGAGGATTTGAATAACCAGCAAGAGGTGAACTGGTATTTGTTGGACAGAATAGATGGACTTGAATCACCAGATGCGATTGATCTTCCAGAGAATATCGCTACTACAGATGACATCACTGCTGCCGTAGAGGGATTAGCATCTGAAGCGTGGGTCACTGAAGCAATCGACGATGTTGAGATTCCCTCGATTGATGGATTAGCTACTAAGGACTATGTTGACAACCAAGACCAAGTTGTTCAGGAATGGGTAGAAAATAAAAACTATCTGATTGATCAAGGACAGAACACACAGATAGACACTCTTGAGAATAAGGTGAAGGCACTTGAAGGAACTGTGGTTGAAGCACAGTACAAGGCCGACGCAAGAGATGACCCACAGATTGGATCATTTGTTCTGAAGAACATGCTAAACGAGAAAGTTCTTCAATTCAATCAGGCTACATACATAATACTTTCTGAAACCGACTTTACAAACAAGCCGATTGATGCTTCAAAAGTAATGGCTGGTGACATAGTTCGTCTTGTCATGAGTCCAAGTAACTATGCAAACTTCACCGTAACGAGTGTTGCTAATAGAAATGGCAACATAAATTTAGAAGTTACGTTTGGAAGTGCTGGCCCCGAAGGTATTGTCTTCGACGGTGCTGTATATGACTTTACGCACACCACGCCCTTTGACATAGGTGCTGCCTGCACGAAGCAATACTCGGACGACCAAGATGCTGTGACTCTCAAAGCGGCACAAGACTACGCCGACGCATTAGACATACCCGATGCCGTTGTTACTGATAGCTTCCTGAGTGATGAAGGCGAACAGCACATCAAGCCTGAGTGGAAGATACGAGACCCGAATAAAGCCTACACATATATCACGATTGCACCCAGTGGCGGCATGGGCCTGTATCATCTCAAGGCTCCTGAGTCTAGCCACCATGCTGTTCCGGTCAGTTACCTTGAGGACGTTTGCTTTAACTCAATAACCAATACTCTCAACTTGCGTTCAGAGGAATCTGATCACGTAAAAATCAGTTGCTCTGACTCTAATGATTGGGCACCTCAGAACAACGAGAAGAACATCCTCAGAGGCAACTACAAGTCCAACGGTGGGTCGTTGTCGGAGTGGTCGTTCGGGTTCAATCAGCACAACCAGTATTGGCAGTACGATTGGGACATGGGCAACTCAAATTGCTGCATGACTTGGCACGTTAAGGGAGACAAGAAGTTCACCATAGACACTGCCGGTGCCAAGATGGCGAACGCATACATCGTCAAAGACGCTGACTTCTCCGACGTAGCTGAAGAAGACTATGAAGCTGTTTCTCAGGCAGCGGTTGAGATTGACATTGGTCATCGTCTTCGAGAGTTAAAAAAGATTCTGGTTAATTTGAAGACCGCACTCACAACAAAATCGGCAGATGCACAGCAGGCTTTGCTAGATGTACTTGAAAATGTTGAGGATATCTAATGGCTGATAATACACGTAAGACATCAAACATCATTCACACAGTTGATGATCTCAAGACTGACGTTGAAAACAACAGTCAAGAGATACAGAACAATACTGATGCTATCAATAATCTGACCATACCGAAGGCCGCTAATGACGGAAAGATAAAGCTGAATTCTGGCAAGGGTATTGATGTTACAGGAACGGACGCAACTGCTAATCAATCAAAAGACACTAGCTGGTCTGTTGCTGTTGATAACACTGTTGCTCTCAAGTCAGACATCCCTGTTATCCCTGCACCAGTGATTCCCGGTGATGGTGCAATTAGCCTAACCCAAGGAGATGGAGTCACTGTAAGTGGTTCAAACGCCACTGCTAACCAGACGGGCAACACAGGTTGGACAGTCAAGACGGACAACTCATATCTAAATAACAACCTGAACTTCGCCAAGCCAGATCAGATACCAACCAATTATGTCAAAGACATTCAGTCGGGAAATATCCTGACACTCACGGTTGATGAGGAAGATGGCGTATATACCTTGACAGCCTTAGGAGCAAGCGGGGGAGGTGCTGGAAATATAATCTTTGAAGAGGGTGAAGGAATAGACATCACCTCAGAGATTGTTGATGTTGATGGTGAGGAGTACACGAAGTACACAATCAAAGCAGACAAGCAATGGTTTGAAGAAAACTTAGCGATACCAGAGAAAACATCTGACCTGACGAATGACGGCGATGACGGCGTCAACCCGTTCATTACTGCTGCGGACATACCCGAGATACCTGCTGGCACTTTGCCTATTTCGAGTGAAGACACCACGGTAACTCTTGATTCACCGGCTGCAAACAGTTTTGAAATCAAACTAGACAGTGGCTCTTCTAGTCCCGGTAAGTCTCGTTTTTATATTGACGATGAGTCAACAACAATACTTCCAAAGGACGGAATACCAAGCGGTCAACCTGCCGACGATGAGGCGTTGACCAATGCGTTGCGTTTGTACACCGACTCATCAAAGAACTATATTGGGTTTGGTATTTCGAGTGGCACTTTGAACATCGCGGCATGTAACGCCGTTGCAAATGTTGATGTTTGGGCAAAGAGTGAAAGAGCAGCACGATTCACTAAAGCCGGAATATTCTTTTGGTCTGATGATGTCGAACGATTTCGGATTCGTAGTGATGGCACAATCGGCATTGGTGACAACGTAGCTGGTGCAAGGTCGCAAGGTTTTCGTGC